AAGGGAATGTAACATTAAGCCGACTTTTTTTAGTCGGTTTTTTTGTTTTTTGTTGCGATTAAAAATTAATCATTATATTTGACTACAAACTAAACAAATGGAATGGCTTAACATCGTCGCAAAAGACCATAAGGAATGGGTAAAAGTAGTCGAATCTTTCGGTGAAGATTTTTTTGCTGAAGACATTGTACAAGAAGCCTACCTACGAATTTACAAGTATTGCCAACCCGAAAATATTATAAAGAATGGTCAAGTTAACAAAGGATTTATGTATTTTACTCTTCGGAATCTTTACCTTCTTCATTTACGCAGTAATTCACGATTGGAAAAAGTCCCGCTCGAACAAGTCGTAATTAAAGACGAACCAAGCGAAATGGAGAAAGAAGAAGCCTACTATAAGTTATTAATGAAGGTACAAGACGAAGTGGATTCTTGGCATTGGTACGACCAAAAATTATTCGAAGTTTACAAGGACACCGACTTATCAATACGAGACATAGCAAAAGAAACTACTATATCGAGCAGTTCGATTTTCAACACCTTAAAAAACTGCAAAGCAAAGATACGGGAAGCCGTTGGGGAAGAATACGAAGACTACAAAAACACGGATTTTGAATTAATAAAATGAAAGCAAAAAGAAGGGTATTAACTGAAATGATAAAAAAAACGGGTTGGAGTTCCCAAGCCCTGCGAGAAATAAAAGTAAAGTTTTGGCTATCGAAAGAATATACGACATACCCAAAAGAACACCACGGGTTAGAAGTATTAATAGCGGACAACTTAAAAGACGACACTATTATATTAGGAACTAAAGAACAAGTATTAACATATAAACAATAAATTATGGCACGAAAAAAGAAACAAGCCGAAGGACTTGGCGACACCGTAGAACAAATTTTAGAAGCTACGGGAATTGCCAAGGTAGCGAAATGGGTATTAGGTGAAGATTGCGGTTGTGAAGAACGTAAACAAAAGTTAAACGAACTTTGGCGTTATAAGAAACCCGAATGTCTAACTGAAGACGAATACAACTTTTTAGATAAATTCTACAACCGACAAAGAAGTAGCGTTAGTCCAAGCGAACAAAGAGAAATCTTAAAAATATACAATAGGGTTCTACACGAAAAACAACAACCTACACAATGCGGTTCGTGTCTCCGTGAAATCGTTAATAAATTGAATACCCTTTACGCAGTTTACAAAGAAGAAAAAGATGCCACTACCGAAGCCGAATCCACAGGAGAATAAAAAGGAGTTTGTTATGCGTTGTATGTCCGATGACACAATGGTAAAAGAATTTCCCGAAACCGACCAACGTTTAGCGGTTTGTTCAACTACTTACGAAGAAAATTTAAAGGATGCAAATAGTAAAGATAAACGAGGTTAAACCAAACCCAAAGAACCCCCGCCTAATTAAAGACGATAAGTTTAAGAAACTTGTAAAGAGTATTCAAGAGTTCCCCGATATGCTAAATAAACGCCCGTTAATCGTTTTTACGGACACGGACGGTAAATACGTTGTATTAGGTGGTAATATGCGCTTAAAAGCCTTAAAAGAACTAAACTACAAAGAAGTACCGATAATCTTAGCAGACGAATGGACGGAAGAACAAAAAGCGGAGTTTCTAATCAAAGATAACGTAGGGTTTGGAGAATGGGATTGGGATAGTTTAGCAAACGAATGGGAAGTAGATAAACTCGAAGAATGGGGTTTAGATTTACCCGTTGATTTAAGCGTTCAAGAAGAACTCGAAGCCGAAGAAGATAACTACGAAATACCAAACGAGATAAACACGGACATAGTATTAGGAGACTTATTCGAAATAGGAGAACACCGTTTACTTTGTGGAGATAGTACGGATAGCGACCAAGTGGCTAAGTTAATGAATGATACAAAAGATGCTTTTTGTTTTACATCACCACCATACAATGCGGGAGATAGTGCAAAATTGAGTGGCAATATGGCAAGTGCAAATAGAGCAAATCTGTATGAATCGTATGATGACGAGCAAAACCCTGACGATTGGAAGCAACTATGTGAAGCGACCATAAATAACGCAATGGTGCATTGCGAAGTGATTGCATACAATATACAAATGTTGGCAAATAATAAGATAGCGTTTTTATCATTGATGAATGACTATAAACATAATTTGATAGACATTTCCATTTGGAATAAAGAACACGCAGCCCCACACGTTGCCGAAAATGTAATGGCAAGTACGTTTGAGTTTATTTTGTTTTTATCGCCAAAATCAAACCCAACAAAGGCAATCACTACGGGTAAGTTTAGAGCCGTTCAAAATGTATACTCTGCCCCGCCACAGAGAAACAATGAATTTGCAAAATATCACGGGGCAACATTTCCAATGCATCTACCTGAATGGATTATTAAAACATTCACAACTAATCAAACCATACTTGATTTATTTTGTGGAACAGGAACTACAATGGTTGCTTCACATCAACTTAAACGCAAATGCTACGGTATGGAATTAGACCCGAAATATTGCCAAGTAATAATTGACCGAATGAAAAAACTTGACCCAAGTTTAATTATTAAACGTAATGGAGTTCAATTAAAATAACAGAACAAAAACAGAATGAGCAAAGAAGATTTAATACCATTTAAGAAAGGAGAAAGCGGAAACCCCGCAGGAAGACCAAAAGGAAGTAAGAATCGAAGCACAATCGCGCGCCGTTGGTTAGAAGTTAATCAGTCATTAAAGAATCCAATTACAGGCGAGAACGAAACAATGAGCCAAGAGGACTTAATGACCTTAGCGTTAATTAAAAAAGCGCGTGAAGGCGATGTAAACGCTTACAAGGCTTTAATGGATTCGGGTTACGGCGCACCCGTTCAGCAAATAGAACAAACGTTATTAGAACAACCACTATTCCCCGATGTTCAAGAGGACAACAGCAACGAATAAGGTATTAAGCCTTAAAAAACGAATTAAGATTATTCAAGGTGGCACGAGCGCTTCAAAAACTTATTCTATTTTAGCCGTACTAATTAATAAGGCGGCAACGATTCCAAGTTTAGAAATATCGGTAGTTGCTGAAACTATACCGCATTTAAGACGGGGTGCGCTACGTGACTTTTTAAAAATAATGAAATCCACGGGAAGGTATTTCGAAGAACGTTTTAATCGGTCATTACTTCGTTACGAGTTTGCCAACGGAAGTGTAATAGAATTTTTTTCCGCAGACGATTCGAGTAAGTTACGGGGAGCGCGAAGGGACATCTTATATATTAACGAATGTAATAACGTTACCTTTGATTCTTATAACGAATTAGCTATTCGAACACGTAAGGAAGTTTATTTGGACTTTAACCCTGCTAACGAGTTTTGGGTACACACGGAACTAAAAGACGAACCCGATTCCGACTTTTTGATTTTAACGTACAAGGATAACGAAGCGTTAGACCAAAGCATAATTGAATAATTGACCAAATAGAAAAGAATCGAGAGAAAGCCAAGACGTCTACCTATTGGGCTAATTGGTGGAAGGTCTACGGCGAAGGTCAATTAGGAATGTTAGAAGGGGTTGTATTCAGTAATTGGAAACAGATTGACACTATACCAAAGGAAGCCAAACTAATTGGAATAGGATTAGACTTCGGTTACACAAACGACCCGACGGCAATAATCGAAATATACAATTATAACGGGCAACGAATCGTTAACGAGTTAGCCTACCAAACGGGGTTGCTAAATAGCGACATAGCTAAACTCTTACCAAAAAACGTAGTGGTTTACGCGGATAGTTCCGAACCCAAAAGTATAGACGAAATTAAACGCCACGGAATTACGATTAAAGGAGTTACCAAAGGTAAGGATTCAATAAACTACGGAATAGATGTTATCCAACGTAACGAATACTTAGTAACGTCAAACAGCAGTAATTTAATCAAAGAATTACGCTCGTACATTTGGGATACCGACAAGCAAGGCAAACGCCTAAACAAACCAATCGATTTTAATAACCACGCCATAGATGCTTGGCGTTACCACGAAATGGAAACGTTAGGGTTAGGTTCATATTACGGGAGTTATGCAGTACGGTAATACTAACGACCTACAAGTAATGATTGCGCGGGTAGAATCGTACATATATGAACGTACGGGTAAGCAGGTTAAAATAGTCTTCAATAATATGGCACGTTTTCCCCAACACTTCGAAATGCTTGTACGAGCGCACGAATATGTACTGAATTACAAAAACACGAAATCTTAATTATAATAATATGAAGGTAGACATTTATGTACCAAGTTCAATTAGTGAAATTCCATTATGTCACTACCAAGAATTTTTGAAGCTACAAGCAACTTCTAACGACCAAGAGTTTATAGCGCAGAAAATGGTAGAAATATTTTGCGGGTTGCAACTAAAAGACGTAGTCAAACTAAAGGTAACTTCGGTTAACGAATAAGTGGGAAGATTTCCACAAAGCAATGGCAGTAATGTACCGACCAATTACAATTCGTAAAGAAGACAAGTACGAGATTATGGAATACACGGGGGCAGCTGCATTTAGCGAAGGTATGAAGTTCGCGCCTATGGACGTAGCTATTTCTTCAAGTGTTTTTTTTTGGAGTTTAGGAAGCGAGTTATTAAGCGCTACCCTCGATTATTTGACGAGCGAGATAAAGACGAACGAGAAAGAGTTTCTGACTTTAGCGCACGAACTCAGTTTGGCAAAAAGTGGGGGTGGTATTCAAGCATTTACGGACTCGCTAAAGGAGACCTTACAAAATATGACACAGTTACAAAATACGGATTATTTAAATGTCTTACCTATCTAACTTTTGAATCGGAGAAAAACGAAATAGAATTAATGGAAATAAAAAAGGCTAAATTATGACGGGTTACTATTCTTTACTTGACACACTTAAAACACACTTCACTAACGACCCCTTGGTTAACACGATAACGCAAGGGTCTATTTTTAACGTGGATTTAGGCAAACAAAATATCTTTCCATTGGTTCACGTTAGCCAACGCAAGGAAGAACCTACGGGAAAATTTGAAACTTCAGACAACGAAATAGACGTTTTAAATACTCAGTTAGCAATTTTAAACCGATGTTTCGAGATGCTAAAACACGGAAACATTTGGGACGATTTGTACCAACTAAACGGCGCACCTAACTGCGAACCATTTATAGAACGATTCGAAAACTATTTGGCGGGGTGGGCTATGACTTTTAACGTGGACTTCCCTAACGAAATGACTATTTGTTAAATGGAAAAGGAACGCCAATTAGAAGCCTTAAAGATATTCCGAGACCACGTTATACAGAACGCGAAAAATAATCTATCCGCAAAAAATAGTACGGGTAGTTTACAACAAAGTTTAGAAGGCGAAGTAGCGGTTAATCCTAATTCCATTACCCTTTACTTTGAAATGCTCGAATACGGCTTTTACCAAGACCAAGGGGTACGAGGTGTAAAGTCGGGAAGAAGTTTAAGCGACTTCCAATTTGGCACGGGAACGGGCGTTAAAGGTGGCTTAACCAAAGGCATAAAAGAATGGGTTAAACGTAAAGGGTTAAAGTTCCGCGACAAGCGAGGAAAGTTTATTTCCTACGATATGACTGCCACTTTTATAATTAGGTCTATTTGGAATAGGGGAATAAAACCGAGTATGTTTTTTACACGACCTTTTGAAGAAGCATTTAAAAACCTACCCGACGAAATGGTAGAACTTTACGGATTAGAAGCCGAAGAATTATTTGACACAATAATGAAAGAAAATTTTAAGAACTATGGCGATTAATAGAATATTTGCACGAAGCCCTTTTATAGTGGAAATTAACCAACCTACCCAAGAAGGTAGCAAGGTTGAACTTTACATATATCAAAACGGAAACCCGCCCCCAATAGCACCAAGTTACACGTTGGAGAAACTGATTCCTGCAAGTAACAACACCCAAACCCTTTACAATATTTCCCCATACCTATTGGAGTACATAGAACAC